TTAACTTTGTCATCGATCCGGACCATTTCAAGAGTATATCTACCATTAGATAGATGCTCCTGTTCCCACTTCAACTCCAAGGACCTTTTTTGTTTGTATAGGTCTTGTATCATAGATAACTTCCTCATAAGTTATTCTGTTAGTCTTGTCATCATAACTAATTCCAAGATCTTCCCATTTTATACTATTTTCTCCAAGTTTGTCAAGGATTGCATTTTCTAGGGATTTTGCGTTATCTTCAGATAACACTTCAAATTTTGCGTGATGGTTATAAGCCCAAATATTTACTAAAAATTTTTTCATGAATCTCACCTTTTATATTGTAA